AACTATAAATAACGTTATTACATTGCAACCAAACCAACAATTTGAAGTTTCTGGTAACACTGGCGAAAATACAAAACAAAGATATTTTGTAAGTTTTGGATCTAGTACTACTGGAAATAACGTAGTGATAGCTAGAAAAAGATATTTAGATATTTAAACCTATAAAATAAAATAAATGGCATTAGGTCTTAAAAATAATATATTAAATCAAAAAGGAACTCCAGCATTTTACAGTGATGTATTTGCTAACCGTCCTGCATTTGGTTATGCTGGTAGAGTATTTATATCTACTGACACTGGAGCCATTTATGAAGATACTGGTAGTGCGTGGACGTTAATTGCTGACGCTGGAGCTGGTACTACTGGTACTTTGCAACAAGTTACAACAAACGGAAACACAACTTCAGCTGGTATTGTTATAACTGCTGGTGGTTTAAGTGCAAATAGTATAAGTAATTCAAGTTTTACAACTGGATCAGTATTATTTGCAGACGGTAGTGGTACAATAACTCAAAAAAATACTAATTTATTTTGGGATAATACTAATAATAGATTAGGAATTGGCAATGCAAGTCCAGGCACACCATTAGACGTACACGGTACTGGTACTGCTGCTCAATTTAATGGTACTGGTACAAATAATGCTTTTATACAATTTCAAAATGCTGGTACAAGTAAATGGAGATTAGGAAATTTATATAATGCAGCTGCAAATGATTTTCAATTATATAATAATAATTTAGCTTCAAATGCAATATATGTAAATGGTGCAGATAATCAAGTACAATTATTAGGTAATATTGCTGCTGTTGGTATTGATGGTAGTGCTACTTCTAATAGATTACAATTAAGAGGATCAACAGCAACATCATATATTGAATTTTTGTATAGTAGTTCAGCTTTTTCTAATTGGAATATAAAAAGAAACATAACTACAAATAATTTAGTTATAGAAAGAAATAATACAAGTGGAACTTTAATAGATACTCCAATGTCTATTAATAATAGTACTGGATTGATAACTTTTACAAATGTTCAATCTACAACTTTAAGTTTAGGAACTTATACTACTGCACCTACAAACGGTTTATCTGTAAGTGGTAATACTTTAATAGGTACAAATACTGATAATGGTGCTAAATTACAAATTAATGGTGCAGTATTTTCATTAGGCACAAGTAGTGGTTTAGTTTGGTCAAATAGAGGAGGTGCTGGTTCATATACTTTATATTCTCCAGATGGTGTTAATTCTTATGTATATAATGGTGCAAATATTTTATCAATAAATATGAGTACAGGTATTTATACACCCTTATCGGATATTAACAAAAAGAAAGATTTTGAAGTATCTACAATAGGATTAAATGCTATTTTGAATTTAAAACCTACTTTATTTAGAATGATAAATGAAGATGAAACAAAAGAAAAAACATTAGGTTTTATTGCACAAGAAGTTAAACCATATATTCCACAAGCATATGTTGAAAATAATAATTTTATAGGTTTAACAGATCGTCCTATAATAGCTGTATTAGTAAAAGCAGTTCAAGAAATTCACGATAAATTAGTAAAAAATAATATTAACTAATATGAAACAAATACAACCAGTATCAATATGGTATAATGGGCAAATGATAAATGCTACAATATTTAATATGTATGCAATTAATGATAATTTAACTACTACTGCTATATTTTATTATCAATTATTTAGTGCTAATAACATACAATTAGCAGACGGAAATTTAACAATGGACGGTTTTGATTACGAAGCTTATTCGACTAGTCCAGATAGTAATTCTTATGCTTATTCTTGGGGTGCAAGTAAATTAAATATTACCTTAGCTTAACTTTTTTAACCTTTAAAAATACAACTATGAAAGAAAAACAAGAAGCATTACAATTAATTAAAGTAGTAATTGATGAAAGTATTAAAGCTGGACTATTTAAACAAATAGAAGTAGCAGTACAAGTATCAAACGCCTTTAATTTAATTGCTACTGAATTAACAAAAGATAATGACGCACAATAATTACGATATGACAAGCATTAGGGGTACTGCATTAACTGCACTGGCTTATATTGCCAGTATGTTAGACATTGAACAAATGACTAAAATTGGATTAATGGGTATAGGTATTATCTCTGGTGTTACTACTATTGTATATAATATTCAAAAAATTAAAAAACTCAAAGACAATGAAAAACGCTAAAACTACAATCTTCGGTTTATTGGCTGCCATTGGTGGATATTTTGCTACATCTGGTACTGGTAAAGTACAAACTGCTGGTCAATTAGTAGCTACTATTAGTACCTTTTTACTAGGTGCTAGTGCTTCGGACGCTTCAAATACAAAATAATGACTAAGAATAAAAAAATAGTACTAGGTATTGGTGCTGCTTTAATTATTATATATATGTTTAGAAACAAAATTGCTAAAAGCTTAACAAATACAAGCTTTGGTTTATTAAGTGATCAATTTTTTAATTTTATTGGCGGTTTAGAAAAATTTGATCCAGTTGCTTTTTGGGATTATAAACAGTGGACTGTTGGATATGGATCTGGTTATAATTGGGACGAAAATAGAAAAGTGCAACAAGGTGATGTTATAGATCAAGAAACTGCTAAAAGATGGTTATTAATAGAAGCACAAAAATACTACGATAAAGTAAGGGCATTAGTAAAAGTACCTATAAGTGATAATCAATTAATAGCTTTATCTTCATTTGCTTATAATGAGGGAATAGGAGCATTAGCAGATAGTACTTTATTAAAGTTATTAAATAGCGGTGCAGATGATGCAACCGTTGCTGCACAGTTTGATAGATGGGTATATGCTGGTGATCCACCAGTAAAGAAAACTGGTTTAGTTAATAGACGTGCAGCAGAAAAAAAATTGTTTCTTTCATAGGTGTTATAGATCAATGGTTTTGCAAGTTAAAGCGAGGGGAATGTCTATTCCCCTTTTTTTATGTATATCCTTTCTACGAAAAGTTTAGTAGATTTATCATACAAATTATAGTATGCAGCACCTATGCTTTCACAAAAATTATAAAATTTACTATCATTATAAGCGTTTCTATATTTTCGTACTGGTGCATTAGGATCTTGCATAAATACTATTGCTCTATATATAGTTTTAGCCATTTTAAAGGGGTTTATCTATTATTTTAAAGTATCTACCAGTTTCATCACTAAAAGCCTTTATTTTACGTCCTAAACACAAATGACTGACTGCTTTTAATACTTTCATACGATCCATATTAGTTATATCATATAAATCTTGTAAACTAACAATTTTTCGCTGTTGAATAATTAAATAGATTTTGGTTTTGTTTGTCATTTTTTTATATATTTGTGCTGAAAAAAGTTAAATCCTTGTAGGGTTTATTAGTCAGTAAGCAGTCTATCCTTTAAAAAAGATAGGCTGCTTTTTTTTACTGACAAACTAACCACTAGTGCATTTTTCTAATTACATACCAGAATATATTTTTTACTACTTCATATACTAGTATTATTAAAATTATTTTCATCTTAATCTACATTGATCAATTAAATGTTCTACCAGTGCAATAAATGCAATTACTAGTGCATATATTATTGCTACTGGAAACAAAATAAATATTAGGTATAAGTGTTTAAATATTTTCATAAAATTCATTGTATAAGTCCTCAATAGATTTTCCCATTTTATCGTTTAATCTAACAAAAAGAATTAAACTAAGCATTTGATTTTTTTCTTCTTCTAAATATATATTTTGTATAGTATCTAAAACTTCATTTGCAGAATAATAACTAATTATTCCGTGTTTTTTTACAATTTCAATATCAATAATTAATTGTTGCATTGGTGTTTGCATATTATTTTATTTAAAGGTTAAAAAAGTTATCGTGTAAAATATTTATTATCTGCTCCTTTTAATATCCAGCCTTTTTGTATCCATATCTTAATAAGATTTTTAGCATACGCTTTACTGGTGGCAGTACGTTCTATAATTTCATCACTAATATCATTATAATTTGTAGGTATAGATACTATTGTATTGCATAGTGCTTTGCTTTCTAAATCACTTAAATCACTTGCTTTTTTACCAGCTTCTTTTTTTACTTCAGTTTCTACTTGCTGAAATACTCCATTAAAATTCATTAAAGTTATAGGTTCAAAATCCATATCACTACGCATAAACCTACTGGTAAGTACATAGCAATTTCGGTCTTTGTCTTTTACTATATCCAGTGTAGATTGAGCAAAACGATCACTTGCAGATCCTATATGACCAGTAGTGCTAAGATTACTTTTAGACTGGTGTAATACAGTTATTAAAAGCACGTTATAAACTTTAGTTATTTTTTTTAACCATTTAGTTAATAAGCTACTTTCCCTTTCATCATTATAATTAACAAGTAAATCTAATAAACCATCAATAATAATTACGCTGCAATCTGTATTTTCAACTAGATATGCTTCAATCATTTTTCTAATTATTCCAGATCCATCTTCACGAACTTGATAAGCATTAAACCAGTCTGGTAAAGCAGAAAGTTCGGCAAAACCTTTTATTTTATTGATTTGTCTATAAAAATCGTAATCACTACTTTCAGTATCAAAATAGCATATTTTTTTACGATCCTTTGGCATATGTAATTTCATAGTAAAAATATCATATGGCACAAAGGCACTAGCTACTATTGCAGCAATAAAACTAGACTTTCCAGCTTTCGGTAATCCGCTTAGTGTCAAAAAATTGCTTAATGATCCGCAATTTCTTGCTGGATTTCCTATTGTAAAAACAATATCTTCTTTATTTGGAACGTAATCTGGATTATATTTTCGCTTTGCTAATAGTTCGGTAATTGTAAGGTTTTTGTCAGTATTTTGTTCCATTTACCAATTTTGTAGCAGTCCAGCTATATATAAAGCAATTATAATAATTAATAGGCTTTGACCATTACGGTTCAATAATAGCCATAGTATTAGTTTGTTCATCTTGTAGGTGTTTAGTTTTTAGTTCTAATAAAGTAATTAATTCCATAGCATCGTGTATAGATGTGTTCATAATCACGTTTGCTTCTAATTCCCCTAATTGATCACCAGCAATAGTGCAATATGTTTTATATAATTCTAAACTATAATATTCCAATTTAGAAAGTCCAGCAGTAGGGAAAACAATTTGCCCAAATTTGTCTTGCATCGGTGTAGCTGGGAAAGCATTTGTTAAAGCGTACTTCATAGGTTTATTTTGTTAAATAGTCAATATGTGCTTTTGCACTGGTTAAAGTTTTATGGAAACTATTATCTAATTCAACTACAAATTCATTTCCAACTTCAAAAATATAATAACCTAAATAGTATATTTTTCTCATTATATATTTTTTAAGTGTTGATTTAATGAAGCTAGATCGCTGTTATAATTTGCAATAGCATCTTCTAATAACATTCTAAATTCTTGTGCCATATCAAAGGGAAAATCTTCTTGCCTAACACTTTGAAACGTGCTTCCCTCAAATTTATGAGAAGCTGTAAAGATCATTGCACAATCTTTGTAATTTGTTAGGGAACATAGTAAACGTAAATAATCACGTTTTTCAGTTAGTCGCTTGATTTCAAGCAGCACAGCAGAGGTGCTAGATAAGTTTTTTTGCATTGGGTTTATTTTATGTCAGTAAAATATTTACCAGTGCAATTTATTAAACTTTTTCAAACTGCCAAATAAATATCCAAATATATTTATTTAAAGGTGAAAAAAGTTAGATATTAACATATGATTTTAGGGGTATATGAAATGTATTTTTGCTCGGCTAACGAGCCAAAAATACATTTTTACTTTCGTAACATTGCATATTTACCCCTACATTTTATCCACATTTTAAAAATAGTTGCAAAAATGCTTTTTTGTACGTTTTTTTTCGTAATTTTATGCTAATCTTAATTTTATGGGTAAAAAGTGGTGGATTTTTCCAGCTTTAGTTGTAGGATATATTCTTTATGAAAAATACGTTCTAAGCCAAACGTTTAGCGTATTTTTTAAAGACTTGGATTTTAGTAATATGTCATTAACTAATCCAAGTGTTAACTTAGTAGTTCAAGTTAATAACCCAACTCCAGTAACAGCAGAAATACAAACAATAAAAGGTGATCTAGTTGTAGATGGTCAAACTGTTGGAACTGTTTTAGGTATTACTCCAACAACTTTACAAACTGGATCTAGTCTTTTAAAAATTCCAGTTACATTATCATATACTGGTGTAGCTGCATT